AACTACCCGACAGGTAGCGCTCGAAACATTGACGTTGGCACCGTAGACCTAGGCCACGACGCCGCTTACACCGTGCCCGCTGGTACAAACGTTTTAGGCTATTTGCTACAAATAAACCAAACCGCAGAATTTGGCCGTTTGTTTGTGTCACGGGCGGGCGTATTAACCTTTACGCCACGTGTGGGCACAACGCTTAGCGCCCCTACGGTGTCTTTTGTAGACAACGGCACCGGCGTACCATACGACGGCTTAGGTATCACATTTGAAGCCGACGCCGTAACCAACCGCGTTTACCTTGAAGCGCTGGACGGCAAAACAAGCACGGCCGACGATCTCACAAGCCAAGCAACCTATTTTGTGCAAACATACAGCATTACAAACAGCCTTTTGCATGTTCAAGGGCAAATAGACGCCGCCGCAACCTACCTTTTGAACGGCACCCCGGAAGCCCGCTACAACAGCGTAGAAACCGTGTTTGGTGCCCTTACCGACGCCCAACGCGACACCGTAGCCCTAGTTGACATAAGCGATACCGTAAGCATTGAACGAACGTTTATTACTGGCAACACTACGACGACGCTTGCCCAAGAATTATCGGTAGAGGGTGTCGAGCATGAGATCACATTGAACGGCCACCGAGTATTGCTATTTACCAGCCCTACCACCATTGTTTATGAATTGATACTTGACAATGCAGAGTTTGGAAAAATTGACGCATTGAACGTGCTTGGGTGATCTAGGCTAAAACTATGGCTACCCCAACAACACTTCCAGCCAGTTTTACCGCTGGGCAGGTTTTGACCGCTGCACAGATGAATGATTTGCGTGGCGCTTTTCGCGTTTTGCAAGTTGTTAGTACCGCCAAAACTGACACATTTACGACTACTAGCACCTCTTTTGTTGATGTAACTGGTTTGTCGGTAACTATTACACCTTCTAGTGCATCTAGCAAAATTTTTGTTTCCGTGATGTTAACTGGGCAGGGTATTACTGGCACAGCGTCTTTGCAAGGTCGTTTAATGCGTGACAGTACCGCTATTGCAATTGGCGACGCTGCTGGTACCCGTGCAAGGGTATCCGTAGGCAATGTTGACGCAGGTACTAATTCAAACGAAACAACGCCGATTATGTTTTTAGATAGCCCAGCAACAACAGCAAGCACCACCTACAAAATACAAATTTTGTGTAATCAAACCCCAAATACGGTTGCTGTAAACCGATCTGTCACCGACACAGACAGTTTCCAAGTTGCAAGAGGAATTAGCACAATCACCGTGATGGAGATTTCAGCATGATTGACTACACCGCAATTCTTAGCGCCAACTATCCCGGCACGATTTGGACATTAAACGGCGACAATTATGATGGCCTTGAATGGTTGGACAGCACACCAAAACCAACACAAGCCGAACTAGACGCACAATGGCCAGCCGTTGACTACCAAAACCAATGCAAAACAGTTGAAAAAACACGTCACGCCGAATACATCAAAACCAGCGACCCAATCTTTTTTGAGTGGCAGCGCGGCACAAAAACCCAAACCGATTGGGATAACGCGGTGCAAGCAATTAAAGACGCAAACCCCTACCCGCCAGCCCCTTAATGAAATGGCGTTACCTATTTGCTTACGCGCTTTTGGTGTGCGTTGTAGTTTGGGGTTGTAGTGGTTGCACAGTTTCTAAAACGAATATCGAGTACCAATGTTTTACAAAGGCCAGTTGTGAATAAAACACCCGAACAACATCATGCTTCACTAATAGTTTTTGTGGGCCGTCTAATGGCGTTGTGCTTTACCTTTACCGTCATGGCGTTTATTTACGGCATTTTGTTTGTAGATCAGCCAACCGAACAAGCCCCAACCGACGCGCAACTGATTGACCTTTTAAGCACGTTGCTGGTTTTTCTTACTGGCACCCTTAGCGGCCTTGTTGCGTCCAATGGACTTAAAAGCAAGCCGGGAACACCAACCGAACAATGATCGCTAAAGCCAAACCCAACGTTGTAGGCGCTCGAGATTACATAGGCAACAGCGACGGCCCAGCAAAAGGTAAACGTGCTGGCACCGAGGAATGGGTACGCCAAGCAATAAAGTATTCAAACGGCGCGTTATGGAACAACGGCACCTACGGCCAACGCGACGTTCGTTCCAAGCCCGGCACATTGTCAGTACACGCCACAGGCCGCGCTATGGATTTGTCCTACCGCAAAATGGAAACAAAAGGCATTAAAGAAGGCCGCGCCGTTTCTAAGGCTTTCATTGACCGAGTACTAGCAAATGCAAACGCTTTTGGCGTACAAATAGTTATTGATTACTGGCCTAAACCGTGGGGCGCGTCATGGCGTTGCGATCGCCAAGCGTGGAAAGTGTACGAAACAAAAACCGTTTCGGGTTCACCCGGTGGGGATTGGTGGCACGTCGAATTGTCGCCCGCTATGGCCGATAACCCCGACGCCGTAAAAGCCATATTTGAAGCCACGTTCGGGGTATCCGCAACCGCGTAACAATCGTTGGCTAAGGTTTTTCCACCGACGGAAAGCCCAATTTATGACCGAGCCACAAACCTTTATTTACGAGTGCTACATAACAACCCTTGAAACAGGGCAACAAGTTATGGTGCAACTATTCAGAGACCCTAAAACGTTTGATTGCCTACACGTGCAAATGGCATTTAAAAGCCCAGCGTCCGGCACGTGGGGTAACCCTTACCAAATGGAAAGCCGCAACAAATGAACTTGCTACTTAACCACAGGATAACCACAGGCATAATTGCCCTAATTTTGGTGCTTTTAGTCGCTTTTGGCTTCAGTAATGCACAGGCCCCCGAGCCAACCCCACAGGTTGTACCAGCCGTGTTGCCGTCCACAACGACTACAACCACCACATTGCCCGCATTGGTCACCACATGCTCGCAGGTTGCGACATTGGCCGTTGCCGAAGGATTACCGCAAGCCGAACTAGAAACAGCGTTAAAAGTGGCTGTTCGCGAAAGCCTTTGCACAAGTGACGCTTTCAACGCCACCGACACAATGGGCGGCAGCGCTGGCATTTACCAAATAAATTACTTTTGGTGCAAACCCTCGACATACTGGCCTACCGGCTGGTTGCAAGCACACGGAATTTTGCAAACGTGCGACGAACTATTTAACCCTGTAACAAACACAAAAGCCATGGTTGCCATTTGGAACAACAGCGGTTGGCTACCATGGAAAACAGCAAACTAAATGCAAGAACAGCCTTACCCCGACAACACCATAAGCGAGGAAACCCGACGCATGTTAGACCCGACACAAAACGCATTAACCAAACACCAAATGGCCGTGTTTGATCTCATAGACGAAATTTGCAGGCCAGCGCACATACCGTACAAACCAAAACACGCAGACCTAATAGCCCGACTAAAGCGCGTTGCAACCGACCTAGACCTAAGCGGCGACGCAACAGGCTGGCAAACCGTTAGCGAGGCAATCGAAGCGTTAGGCGGCTAACCATGGTGCAAATACGTTTAACCGACAATGAAATAAACTACGCCTACGCAGTAGCCCAATTGCGTTTAGATTGGGCAGACCAAGCCGGCGCAAAACACAACTACGGCATAAAGCCACCAGACGCCCTAAAAGCACACAAAATTGGTTGCATAGGTGAAATGGCGTTAGCCAAACATTTACGCATTGCATGGGGCCACACGTATTACGACAAACACGCACACGACGTTGGCGGTTATGAGGTTCGAAGCACGTTGCGCGACAACGGTTGCTTGCTAACACATGAAAGCGACAAACCAGCAATTTATGTGCTTGCCACACTTGACCCGGTAGAGCGCGTAATAAATTTGCGCGGTTGGCAAACATTGTACGAAACATGGCACCCGACCCGTTGGGCCGCGAACATGCCAGCACCGTGCTTTATGACGCCACAAAGTTTGTTACACCCAATGGATACTTTGCCCCCAGCAATATAACCCGACATGAAAGAAGCCCCGACAATGAAACCTTGCCGTAAGTGTGGCGTCACAACATACGCCTACAAAGCCAGCCAAAAGCACGAACGTACCCTTTACTTTCACCCCGGTACATGCAAAAAGAAAGGCTACTAAACATGGCTTTTAACATTGACAACTACGTAGACGTACCTACGCGCTTAGCCGAAGCATTAAAAAAACACCCAAATTTGCGTATTCAAGAGACCAGCGCCGAAGTGGTCACCATGCCCGACGGCTCAACGTTTTACCGTTGCACCGTTACCGTTTGGCGCGACGAAACCGACCCAATTCCAAGCGTCGCTACCGCAGCCGAACCATACCCGGGCAAAACCCCATACACAAAAAACAGCGAATTTATGGTTGGCATGACCAGCGCGTTAGGCCGTGCATTGGGTTACATGGGGTTTGGTGTTGCTAAAGCAATTGCTAGCCAAAACGAGGTTTTAGCGCGACAGGACGACACAAAGCCGGCACCGAAACCAGCGGTTAGCCATAGTCGAATAGCAAGCCAAAAACAGTTGTACTTTATTAAGTCGCTTGCTAAGGGCGCGGGGTTTGACGAGGCCGCGCTTCACGACTACATCGCGGTAACGCTTAACAGCGACGCGGTAACGCTTGAAGTGCTTAGCCCCGATCAGGCCACACAAGTAATTGACGCAATGAAAAAACTACCTAGCAGTAAGGGCGACTAATGGATTTAGCACAACAAGTAGACCTACTAACCCGCATGGTTCGCCTAATTGAGGAACTACAAACAATGCAAGTGGATTACCTAGGCAAAGACAAAGTAGTGCAACATTTGCGTTGGTCAGCCGAACATTTGTCTAACGACATTTGGGCGCGCACAATACACAAGGATTACACAACCAATGGCAATGCTTGAAGCCCAATTTAAAAACGCCGTTATCGAAGTAGCGCAACGTTACGGCTGGTTTGTACACCATGACCTACCAGCAATGAACAAGCGCGGCAAATGGGCCACACACATACAAGGCGATAGCGGTTTTCCCGACCTTGTGCTAGTCAACCCCAAGGGTGTGCTAGTTTTCGCCGAACTAAAAACAGACATAGGCGTAGTACGCAAAACACAAAACGCATGGTTGGACAGGCTCGAGCAATCGGGTGCAATCGTTCAAGTGTGGCGACCTAACCAGTTGCCCGTAATAATTCGCTTTTTAGCCACAGCGTGAGGTAAAACATGGACACTAACAAACAAGACGAACTAGCCGACATGGTGCATGAATTAGCAGAGCATTTAGGGTGTGCGCTGTACAGCGAAGAATGGCGCACGAGAGAGTACGCAATAGTGGCGTTTAACCAATACAAGCAAAGGTTCCCCGGTCAAGTTGCAAGTTTTGAATTTTACGAGCAAGGTTAAATAACCGTTTACGCGGTGCCGGCATTGACTGGCCAAGCCCTAAGCCCTTTGCACGGTAGTTGGGAACATACGGAAACGTAGGTAGTGCGCTATGCCCGTAATCATGCGCGACGAAATGACCGGGCCAATAGCGCGGCAGCCTGTAAACATAATCAGGCGTAAGAAAGTGGGTACGGGTTAGGGCAACCCCGTGGGTGGGACTTAATCACATTAGGCTTTATAACGTGCTAGACGTTTCCCCATAGCGTTTAGCACACACAACGAATTAACATACACACAAACAAACACAACAGACTTGGACCCGACACAATGGCTAACCAACCAACACCAAGAGCAAGGCGCGCCAGCGCCGCGCTAGCACAAGCCGTAGGCGCGTGAGCATGGCAACGAACCTAAACAGTCAGACACGCAACAAAACCGAATTCAAAAAGAACCGCGCTCGACTACTGGCCGACAACCCACCATGCCATTGGTGCGGCGTCAACGTAGCAACCGAAGCCGACCACGTACTGAGCATTGTGGAAGGTGGAAGCAACAGTATGGATAACCTTGTGCCGGCATGTAAGCCATGCAATGCGCGACGAGGCCAGCAAGTAAAAACACAACGCGAACGCCACAAAACCCAACACCCACAAGGGTTTAACGAGCCAAACACTCACAGCGTTTTTTTAGGGGAACCGACGAAGCCCCCGCAAGACCTTTTTCGTATATTCCCCAATAACGACGGACTGGCCCGAACTGGCCACGACCGGCCGAGATTGGAAACGACCACTCACAGCGGTCACCAATCGGCTGCAACCGAGATTGGGTACTTTGCTAATGAGGTGTTGGGCGTGGACTTAATGCCATGGCAACTACATGTTTTGCATGGAATTACGGCAAAAGAAGCAAACGGGGATTGGTTGCACCGGGTTAACTTGGTTTCGGTTGCGCGCCAAAATGGTAAGACAACTATGAACGCCGCTTACCTTGGCTGGTTTCTAGCAACCCAAGGCAAAGAAAGAGGCAAGCCCGTAACGGTAATTACAACCGCGCACAAACTCGACCTTGCAACCGCTTTCTTTACATACTTGGCCCCAATTTTAAAAGATCGGTTTGGCGCCGAAATTAGTTGGTCTTATGGCCGGCAAAAACTAATAATGCCCGACGGGTCAACGTGGCACGTTCGAGCGGCGACCCCTGCAGCCGGTCACGGGTACTCGTGTGATTTGATAATTGCGGACGAGGTTTTTGACATAAGTCAACAGGCCTTGGACGAGGGTCTTTTGTACACTCAACGCGCAAAAAAAAACCCAAGTTTGCTTATGACGTCAACAGCGGGGACGCAAGAAAGTACGGCCATGCTTCGCTGGCGCGATCAGGGTTTGCGCGCAATTGACAGCGGCGAACAAACCAGCCTTTACTTTGCCGAATACAGCCCGCCACCAATTGACCCAATGACACCCGAAGCATGGGCTTACGCCAACCCGGCACTTGGTCACACACTTGAATTAAAAACAATTGAAGCGGAAGCAGAAAGCCCTAACCGTGCAGCCTTTTTACGCGGTTCTGTAAATTTATGGCAGGCACACACAACTGCATGGTTAGAGCCGGGCGTATTCGAGGCGTTAGCAACCGACCAACCAGCGCCACCCGGCGGGGTGTTAGCAATTGAAATAGCCGTAGACGAAAGCACGTATACCGCCGTGCGCGCCGTACAAGTAGGCAACAAAACCCATGTAAAAATAGCGTTTGTGGCGCGAACCATTGCCGAACTATGGGCCAAGGTAGAAACCGAAATAGCGTTAAACCCAAACCTACGGCTTGCCATAGTCCCAGCGTTAGAAAACCATTGCCCACCACAACACGAACGCCGGCGCACAATAGTTGGCTACAAAGAATTATTGAAATGGACTAGCGCCGTTAGGGCCATGATTTTAGAAAACCGCATAACCCACAACAACGAAAACTTGTTAAACAGTCATGTAAACCGCGCCGTTTTAATTAAACACCAAGGCAGCGTTGCGGTGTCAAGCACACGTTCACCCGGGCCAATCGAAGCGTGTCGTTGCATGATTTGGGCCGCCGCGCTGGCGTCACGTCCACAACTCATTGGCAAACCCGTAATTGTTAGCGGTTTACAGTAAAGTTGTTTTGGCACTAGTTGGCTCGCTTTCCGTCGGGGATTGTCGGCGCTGGCTAGTGCCACCAAAAACCAGCAGATTGTGACAAACTAAAAACATGGGCATTTT